ATACAGAGTATACGATGCGTAACCTGATGTTGCTCCCCATATTGCAGCATCCGCTTCTGAAATAACACACATGATTTCATTCTGTGATGCGGCCGCTCCCGTGGCAAGTCGGGAAGCCTTGATACGAACACCATTAGAACAGGTGTATCCGTGTGCCGCACCGCCCTGATGACAAAATGCTGTTAGGTTTTGTGGACTGTTTAGTGCAGAAACTGTTCTTGCCAAGAAAGAGGGTGGTTGCTTTTGTGACACGATAGACACAGCAACTGACTTTTGGGTGCTGTTGTTTACTAGAGATGCTAATGAATTTGGCAAAACTGCCTGCGAAAGAGGAGACAGTTTGTCATTTACCGCTTCTTTAACAAGTCCGTAAATTGACTCTGAATCATTAAAACTTTCAGGACCAATAGAAACATTAGAAGAGTACAAAGCCTTCTTCATTCCAATTAAGAAATCTGAGTTTATCTTAAGACTTCCAAGTGTAGAATTTATTGTTGAGGTTACTGTTGATAAATTGGTATCAAGTTGTGAAACATAAACAGGCATAACACCACCACAGTGTCCCTTTACTACAACAGGACCATTAGCAGTATCTCCTGAAACCCACACTGCTGTGTTTGCATATGTGGAACCGTGTACCGGAACAGGATTGTTTGCTTCTTGAGAAATTCCTATACCTGCACTAAATGTAGCAGTGGCATTGAACGAGAATCCTGAGTTTACAAGATACACATTCATTGCCGAACCACACCAACCATCCCCTGTTTCTCCACCTACACGATTCATGCTTCCATTGCTTAATAGAGTGTTCAGATAGGTTGGGAATGTGTTTAGACTTTGTGTATCACTTGCTCCTTGACCAACAACTGTAATAGTGTCAGTTGTATACTCTAGAGGTCTGATTCCGAAATTTTCTCCTGTTACAGTAATTCCTGTTGACGATTTGATATTCACATTAAGAGCATTATTGTCTGCGTAAATTTCCGAAGCAGTTGGACCACTAAATCCAAACAGTCCAACAGAAACAGTGGAAGCAGTTCCGCCTCCAAATACTTTAATACTGTCGGAGTCAGCAGTCAGACCACGAATAATCACAGTACCAAATGTGACACCTATGGCGGTTGCTCCGCTTACTCCGAATACACCCATGTCTCCAAAAGCGGCAAAAGATACAGGAATTGAAGAACTAACAGTAATTCCTATGGGATATGCACCACTAATACCTTGAATACCAACAAAGTCAATATTGTTAACACTTCCACTAGTGTCACCAACCACACCTCCGCTTAGTTTTCTTATGTCTAGAGAATTTGCAGTTATTCCAACGACTCCAAAAGTTACACCCACATCGGCACCGTTTGGAACACCGACAACTTTTAGGTGGTCTAATGAGTTCCCAAATCCAACAACTGTTGTTGTTAAACTGTAGTGTCCGCTGTTTGACAGGTAGTCATAGCGATTAAATGCCCCATCAATGGTGACATTTAATGTAGTTCCTGAAGCAAATGAAAGAGAAATTCCAGTAGCACCAGAAATGGATACTGGAATGGGATTGGAATAAGAAAAATTAGCAATATTTACAGGAATATTTCCGTAGTCTACTCCGGTTAAATTAATAGGAAGACCTGATGCTGTGGTTACTTCACTAACTCCTCCTGTTTCACCGTAAAGAATTTGTACTCTTTGGTGATGTGCATCATTGACAAAGGTGCTAGCTATGGTATAAGTAGTTCCACTGGTGACGATTTCGTAGTTGTCGCTAGTTGCTCCCATTGGGTTCTCCGCTGTGCGTGTTGTGCAGGGGTGTCTGACTCAATTCTTATAAATAGGATTACCTACCTATGTATATTTCTGAAAACAAGGCTGATATGGACATAAACAATATCCGATTTCCAAAAGAAGTAGAAAACCATGTACGGAAGCACGGTGTTTCATATATTGATGGAGTGCTTGCTGTTTGTGAACGATTCGGCATTGAACCACAAGTTGCTGCTAAATTTTTAAGTAAACCTATTATTGAAAAAATAAAGGCTGAAGGGCAGGAACTAAATCTCTTGCCTAAAAAATCTAAATTACCTGTTTAGCACTTGACACAACCCGTTTTTGTTGTATTTTACCTAAATACCTGTGACAAAAGTTTTGTCACACATTTAATACACACCGTACAAATAGTACAAGGAGACATCTATGGGTTTTAAAGACATGAAGAGTTCATCTAAGAATTCGTATCAAACACTCGCGTCCGAAATGGACAAAATGGCAAAACGGTCAGAGTCGTATAAGGACGACCGATTATGGAAGGCTGAAACAGACAAGACAGGAAACGGTTACGCAGAGATTCGTTTCCTTCCCGCTCCCGATGGCGAAGACCTGCCGTGGGCGCGTGTGTGGCATCACGGTTTTCGTGGTCCAGGCGGTTGGTATATTGAGAATTCTCTCACCACTATTGGTCTAAAGGATCCAGTGAGTGAAATGAATACTCTGTTGTGGAACACTGGTTCAGACAAGGACAAGGCTATTGCTCGTGATCGCAAGAGGAAGTTGTCGTATATGTCTAACATTCTTGTGATTAGCGACCCCAAGCATCCAGAAAACGATGGGAAGGTGTTCTTGTTTAAGTACGGCAAAAAGATTTTCGAGAAGATTCAGGAAGCAATGAATCCTCAGTTTCAGGACGAAAAACCCCTGAATCCGTTTGATTTTTGGAACGGTGCTAATTTCAAGTTGAAGATTCGTCAAGTTGAAGGGTACACAAACTACGACAAGAGTGAGTTCGCTGCCCCCTCTGCTTTGCTTGGTGGTAATGATGCTGCACTTGAGAAGTTGTGGAAAACACAGTATTCCCTTGTAGAGTTCACAAATCCAAAGTCTTTCAAGTCTTATGATGAATTAAAGACTCGTCTTGAAGCAGTTTTAGGAGGAAACATTCGTGCAACTTCTGATTCTGCTGTTGTGGTTGGTGGTGCAGAAAAGGCATCATTTGATGACGAAGACGAGTCTGATGTTACTGTTGTGAAAAAGTCTCCTACTCAGTCCACAAAGAAGAGCCCTGTAAAAGAAACTGTCAACAATACTGACGATACAGAGGATGCGCTTTCTTACTTTGAGAAGTTGGCTAGCGAAGATTAATAGACAGTAGTTTTGGTTTTAAAACAATTTTGTAGAAACGCCTAAAGGCGTTAGCAAGGGGCGCACCAAAGTGCGCCCTTTTCTTTTTAATTCCATAAGCCACTTAAAGTTGCTTGCTGCATAATCTTTATTGTTGGTTCATTATTTCTTTGACGAAGATCGTCGTGAAAATTGTTTACAGTAGAAGACACAGTTGTATTTATTTTATTGCCTCCTGCAACAGCAGACCTGTTATTAGCCGTGACCATTTGATTTTGTGTTTCCTCTGTTGCTTGATTTAGAGCATTAGTCTCTGAGTTATACTTTTGCAACATTTGTCCTAAAGATGTGTTTGGCGTTGTTGGAGAAACAACTCCTGTTGCTTGTTCCGTGTTTGTATTTGGATTTGGAATCATTGCCGCTCCTGTTGCGGAAGCAGCAGCATTAACAGCAGACAATCCTGACTTGTTTTCTGTACCACCAATAAAACCCGCCTCTCCTCCTGCTGACTCTGCACCTGCACCAGGCGGTTTAGTTTTACCTTCACTCTTAGCTGATGACTCATCATCAACACTGATCAGAGAACCAATACCAGGAATAGATGCAATCATGTCGTATATGCCTTTTCCACCAACTGCATCTGCAAGTAGTCCTGCAAGTTTTTCGCCAACCCACATCCCACCCATCGTTCCAATAAGTGTTCCAATACCAGGAATTGGTATGGCTGTACCAGCAGCACCTCCTAATACTGATCCTAATCCTGAACCAAATGCACCAACAATTGTACGTCCAATTTTGTCTTTCTTTTCTTCGGGAGATAGTTCTGGATCTGCTTTTATACCCATGATATCATTGATTGCCAATGCACCAGAAATTATTGCTCCAAGACCAGGTATGGAGACAACGCTTTTTATTACCTTTCCTGCGTTTGATTTGACATAACTTCCAATAGCTTTTAATGGATTTAGTTTGCCTAGAGTATCAGAGGCCGCATCCAGTGCTTTTCCACCAACATTTTTGACCGCACCCAGTGCTTTTCCACCAACATTTTTGACCGCACCTAATGCTTTGCTAAAGAAACCACCACCACTCGGTTTGACCATATCCAGTGCTTTTCCACCAATATTTTTGGCAGCACCTAGTGCTTTTCCACCAATATTTTTGGCAGCACCTAGTGCTTTTCCACCAATATTTTTGGCAGCACCTAGTGCTTTTCCACCAATATTTTTGGCAGCACCTAGTGCTTTTCCACCAATATTTTTGGCAGCACCTAGTGCTTTTT